ACCTTGATGCTAGTAGAACATGATGGCATCAGTCGGCTTTTCGAAATCGGATGGGATATTCCGCGCGTGGCCAGCGTCTCGGGCCATCGGGACTGGAATTCGATGCGGCGTTACACGCATCTGAGAGGGAACGGCGACAAGTACGAAGACTGGCCGTGGTTGGAGCGGATAATAGAGGGCCCCACGAACGAGGCCCGGTAGGCGGCAGGGTCAGGATGCACGGCGCAGGGTTCTGCGCCCCATGAGCTTTTCGTGCTCCTCCTTCGCCGTTCTGTGCCGTTCGTCAAGGTAGTTCGCCAGGTCCGTCAGGTGTACGCCACGCGCAGACTTCTGGCTGTTCTCCATGCGCACCAGCGGCAAGTCGATTTCGCCGGCCGCTACCTTCATCTTCATTTTCTCGGGAGTCAGGTGGCTGAAGTAGTCGGCGCAGACGCGTTCGAGGGGAATGATGGCGGCGCCATCGTACTGAGCCATCAACAGAAACAGGGTGTTCATTGGGCGTTACCTATCCCAGCTCTCCGGCCGGGCTGTTCCGCGACCCTTTCCGTTGGGCCGCGGGCATGGATGATTTCAGGTAGGATGCACCGGCTCACCGGTGACGGGACCAGCCTTGGCGGGCATGTGCCCCTGATCCGGTGGGCTTTCGCTGGGCGAAGGTCTGGCCGGAAACGGCGTTCCCGGCAGGATGCCCAGGGCGTCGGTGGCGCGTTGGACGATGTTGAGCGCCACTTGCAGCGCCGCCGCGTCGTCTTGCATGCGCATGAGCGCGGTCATCTTGGGCCGGTGCTCGGCACACACTCTGTCGCGAAGCTGACCGGCGGCGCGGCGAACAGCGTCCGCCGTGCCGTGGTGCTGGAGCACCAGCGCCATGACCAATACCACGTCGACGCTGTGCATCTGCATCGTTGTGGTCCGCAGGAGCCAGCGGGGAAGGGCGATGCCTGGTTTCTGCTTCATCCGAAGCACCCCGTCTGCCAGGCCGCCAGCGTGCGAACGATCGGGAGTATCTCCACCAGCCCCACCACGGCCAGGCCGAGGGCTGCGATGATGCCGAGGGCGGTCAGTGCTCTACGCATCACTTGGCCCTCCCTGACTCGCCGCTACCCGGTCAAGGCGCTCGATCTCGGCCAGCCCGAGGGCGCAGGCCTTGACCATATCGCGTCGAGCAGTGCTCGGCTTCCACCACTGTTCATCCCAGGGCCATGCGAGCGACACCAGCAGGGCAGCGGTTCCATCGCTCGGAGCGCTGGAGCCGGCCAGGGCGTAGCAGGCGGCGGCGCGGGCCATCTCCCCGTTGTCGTGCTCGTCGTCGTGCTCCGGCGTCCATCCCTCGGCGGTGATCTGCCGGCGTCGCTCTGCCTGCACGTCGAGCCATGCCTGCGGCACTTCCTTGCCGGGCGCGGCGGCGAGAGATCGCAGACCATCATGGATGGCTCGCAGGTCGTCGTCGGTCGGCTCTGTGCGCAGGTACAGAACTACGGAGCGCGGATAGGCGAAGTCTCGTCCGATCCCTGACACCTCCGGCACGCTGTGCTGAGCCTGGGCTACAGGGGCGGCGTAGAGCTGATGTTTACCTTTCGGAAGGAGTCTTTTCCCATAGAACTTGTAGGGGCCATAGTCCCTATCGATAACTTCTACCCAAGCCACCGATTCCTGCTTCTCCAACTCTGCCAATGCCTGGGACATTCGGCAAACCTGCTCTATCAACGGGGTATCCCCACCATCGGGCGGGTCCATGAATTTGATACCATGTTGTGACAATGCCGAACTAAGGGCAGCCTCAAGCTCCGCGACCCTGGCCAGGGCGGCGTCGCGCTCTGCCGTGTGGCCTGAAACCAGACCATCAAGACGAGCAATTTCCGCTTCCCGTTCTCTGATTTCGTTCTGTAATGCCCGGTACGTTTCCTGCCCAGCATCCATGTAATCGTTCTTGTGCTGACGGAGTTGGGTGATCTCCGCCCGCAGCGCCTCGCCGATGCGCTCGTGCTGGCGCAGGCGCCCGGCGATCTCGTTCTTGTGGTCTTGCTCCTGTTCGGCCAGATACTGCCAGTGCTGGACAGCCGGCCAGGGGGAGGGAACGACCACGGCGCCAACCGCGATCCCTTCAGGCATTGGCAGGGCGTTCAGCTCGGCGGCATGTTTCTCCGCGTCTTCGCGGCTGAATGCTGCGTACAGTTCGTCCGGCCCCTGGGCATGTACAGCCCACAATGCCGACCGCTCCGCCTCTGCCTGCTCGGCCGGCGCTGGGGAGGGTTGCGCTTTGCAGTCCGGGCAATCCTTCACGCACTTCACCGGGCCGTTTTCGTAGGGAATGCCACCTTCTGAGCAGGTAATTTCGCCGTCATCGACCATGCCAGTACCGCCGCAAGTCGCGCACTTCGGGGAGGGTTGCGCCAGGGCGGCGCGAGCTGCGTTGCGGATCAGGCACAGCTTGCGGTCGTCCGGAATGTTCTCTGCTGCCGTCCATTCCATAATTGACTGGAGGGCATCCCGCCGATCCCCGCCTGCCTGCTCTACCGATGCAGGCGCGTCACGAAGCGGTGTGCCGGCCAGGCCCTTGGCGGCCAGGTAGTTGGTGGCGCGCGCCACCAGGTTGCTTTCCGGGGCATGCCGCTTCAGTGAACTGGCCAGCATGCGAACCAGCATTGCCAGTTCCAGGGTGCGTTGTCCCTCGGCGCGGCCGATGTCGTAGAACGGACGAAGCCAGTGATCCGCCGTGGGCGGCTGGCTGGCCTGGGCGCCGAACGCTAGCGCGCCGGTGATGGCGTCTGCGATGACCTGACGCTGGTCGATCGCCGACTGGGCAGGCATGTCATTGCCGTGCGCATTGCAAATCGCCGCCATGTTGCGCAGGGAATCCAGCAGTTCGCCCTTGCTCGGGTTCATGCCGATATCATGGCCGATTGCCTCCCAAGCCTCGAGCACAGTGACCACTTCGGACCTGAAGCCGGCGTACCAGAGCTGCACGGCATCTTCCTTGGCGAGCGGGTAGCTGAGGCCTGCGGCGATCAACTGGTCTTCGGACGGCGGCGCCTGGTCCTTGATCATGGCCAGCAGGCTCTCGGCTGAAGAGTGAACGTCGTCGAGGTCCGTCAACCAGCGCTGCGGGCTGGTGTGGTGGATGTTGTCCAAGACTTCGACGATGCCACGCAGGCGGGTGGCGCACTGCTCAATCAGTTGGTGTTGGGTAGAGGACATGGCGGTGTCTCCGGTTGCTCCGGCGCCGGCGGCCGGCAGCGGAAGCATTTGCACAGGCCTATCCGTTGGCCCGTGGTGCGGCAGATGGTGGGGTGGTTCATTGCGGTGCTCAGGTAAGTTCGAACGGCGGTTGCTGGTGAATCGGGGTTGGATGGCTGGTGCGCGGAACCTTGACGCCGTGATCGGCGAGGAAGCGCTGGGCGAGTTGGCGCAGTTGGTTCTCGCCAAGGTCGCGGCGTTCTACCAGGTGCTCGCCTGGGTTGCGCACGCCCTCGATCTGCTCGAGCTTGACCCCCAGAACGTCGGAGACGATCGGGTCGCTGCCCTCGTTGGAGATCAGGAAGAACGCTTGCACAGGCTCGCGCTGACCGTCGCGGTGTATCCGGCCGATGCATTGCTCATGCACGCCCGGCGACCAGTCGAGTTCGCCGAACACCACCGTGCTGCAGGCGTGTTGCAGGCCATCGATGCCTGCGCCGGCGCGTAGGCTGATCAGCATCAGGCGGCTGTCGCCGGCGACAAATGCGTCCTTCGCGGCCTGTTTCTCCTTCGATGACTCGGTGCCGGTGTACATGACGGGGTTGTAGTCGGCCAACTTCTCCCGCCAGATGCTGTAGACCTCACGGTGCCAGCCGAACAGGAGCACCTGCTGTCCGCTTTCGAGTAGCAGGCGGACGAACTCCGCGACGTATGGCGCCTTCGCGACGCCAGTGGCTTGGCGCACCAACTGGTCGAACTCGCCGGCCGCACGCATCTTCTCGCCGCGGTAGGCCTCGTTGTGAGCCAGGATGGTCTTGGCCAGTGCTACCGCGTCGCCGGTGATCCGCTCCAGGGCCGCGCCGTCCGACTCGATCTCGTGCGGGATCTTCGAGAGCGCCGGAAGTTCTCGGCCGACCTCGGCCCGGGTGCGCCGGAGCATGATTCCCTCCCGACGCAGGTAGGCGCCGAACTGCTCGGCGTCCTTCAGGCGTGGTTTTTCGCCAACGCTGCCGCCCACGCACCACTCGCGCAGGAACTCGTCGTAACTGCCCAGGCAGTCCGGGATCAGTGGGTTGACGACGTGGTAGAACTCGGAGCCGTAGTTGTAGATGGGCGTCGCGGTCAGGCCCATCCGCAGGCGTGCCTGCCCCGCCAAGTACTCGCAGGCCTGGTAGATATTGCTGCTTGGGTTCCTGAGCTGCTGGCATTCCTCGAAGACCACGTACTGCACGATCTCGCCCAGGACATCGGCCCAGCCCCTGAGCTTGTGATAGCTGACAAGGATCACGTCGGGCAGCGTGTCCCAGAGGTCCGGGATGCGCTGGCGTGGCTGGCGGACCAGCGGGTAGGGTTGGCCCTTGCGGATGTGATGCACGCGCAGGTTCGGAGCGAACTCGGCGAGCTTTTCCGGCCAGTGGTTCGGGAGGGCGGCAGGGTAGACAACGACCGCCGGCAGGTTGCCGGGTTCCGCCATCGGGCATATCCCAGTGATGGTCTTGCCCAAGCCCAAGTCGTCCGCCAGCAGCAGGCCGCCGCGGATCGTGACCTGGGCGCCTGCGAAGCGCTGGTACTCGCGCGGCGGCTTGGCCAGCTTGAATGCCGGCAGCGGCATCCGCCCAGCGACCAGTTCGGCCAGGTTCTGCTCCATCTGATGGTGCTGCTGCGCCAACTGCTTGAGCGATTCCTGTGCGTCCGCGTCGATCTCCATTGGGTAGCGCTGTAGGAACCACAGCAGTTCCCGGCTGTTCTCGGGGCTGCCGAGCAGGTCGATATGCTCACCCGGAGCCTGTGGCACACGCGGAAATACCCGCTTCAACCTGGCGCGCACCTGCGGTTCGCATGTGATCCGCCAGTACCGGCCGTTGTAGACGATCCGGCCGTAGGTGGTTGATGTCATAGCGTTTGCCTTCTCAGCCTGACAATGTGGAAGGGCTTGCCCGCCAACTCCGGCCGCTTGGCCATGGCGGTATCGGCCCAGCGTTGAGTGCTGGCGAGCAGCACAGCGTGGACCTGCGGAAGGGCCAGGTAGCGCTGGCACTGCCGGAGTGCGGCGGCGAGGGAGCCGTCTACTTTCACCTCGATGACGATCCCCTCCAGCCAGAAGTCCGCGCGGTTGCGTGCGTCGAGCGCCACCTCGCGCTCATGCTCGAAGCCGGCGCCGGTCAGGACGGTGGAGAGAGCCTGGTGAAGCTGTACCTCGCTGCCGTATCGGTAGTGGTACCCGCCCACCAGGGACGCCAGGCGGGACAGGTGCATGTGGTACTCGGCGCTCATCGTGCATCCTCCGCTGGACCGGTGATGTGCTCCGCGTGCAGAGCGCGCATTCCGAGGTTGGTGGCCACGGTGAACTCCAGCCTGGCGCCCTTCGAGTCCATCCAGCCCGGCAGCAGGGCGATTGCCTGGCAGGTGAGCAGCTTCTGCAGGTCGAGCCGCAGGTAGTCGGCCCACTCGAAGCCCGGAATCTCGCCGTGCTCGGCGGGGTTCTCGACCTGGTACCCGAGGCTGCGCAGGCGCGCGGCTTCGGCGTGGAAGGCGGGGAAGTTGTGTTCCGGCAGGCCGGTCATAGGCCCGGCGAGGTAGATGCGCTGGATCACGGCAGCAGCCCCTCCCCAATCTGGCGGGCATGCTTGAGGCTGCCGGCCCTGATGCGCGTCCAGTTCTTTCCCCAGTCCTCCGTCAGGCCGCCCTGGTCGCGGAAGAAGGGACCGTGCTTCACGAACACGGCGCCGCCGGCGTTGCGCATGACGAAGTAGGTGTTGTCGTCGATCGGGTCGTCCGCGCGGTCGTGCTCGATCGCCTTGTCGGCCGGCGCCGTGCGCCAGTCCGGCCAGGACCGCGACTCGTTCTTCGCCTGCTTTGCCAGCAGGGCGTCGATGATCTGCGCCGGAGTGGCGCCGGTGCGCCAAGCCCCGTCCAGGGCCAGGATCACAACGTCGATCCACTCGGCCAGGTCGCCGGGGGCTTCTTCGATCTCGCGCAACTCCTTACGGATGTGGTCGACGACGCCAGCGGCACGCGACCCAGGCCCGAACGTGCGTTCGCTGAACCGGCGCTGGCGCTCAAGGTGCAGGTCGAGACGGAACACGTCCAGCCGCCCTCGGGCGCGGCCAAGCGCGTAAGCCTCGTCCTGGAACATCAGGAGGTGATCGCTGGTGCGTCCGGTCAGGACATCGAGATAGCGGCTGTGGAGCGCTTCAATGGCAAGGTGATCGTCGGGGTGGTTCTGGTTCGTCGTCATGGCTGCACCTGCTGAAATGGATGATGGCCTGGTTTCGGCGGTAGGTGTGGGGTGAGCAGCGCGTCCTCGAGGGACATGCCTGCGGCGAGTCGCCGGCGAACGGTGCTGGCCGAGACGGGGCTCGGCAGCAGGTCGACCAACTCTTCGAGGGTTCCGGTTCGGCCGCGCACGGTGTGGGTGTGCTTTTCCTTGCGTGCCTGGCGGGCCTGGTCCAGTGCGCGGGCGAGTGCCGGCGTGCAGTAGCCCCGTTTCTGCGAGTTGGCCCGCTTGTGGTCCAGCGACTGGCCCTTCGCCGGCCACTCGATGTCCGGCATCAGGGCCAGCATTTCGCGGAATACCCAGGGGCCGATGCCCAGCGCCAGCCGGGTGGCGCGCCGGGAAAGCCCGCGCGCGGCCGCGTTTCGAATGAACTGTTCGGTGTTCATGCGGAATGCTCCTTGATGATTTCGAATTCACCTGGGCGGATCCGGCGGAAGTGCTGGCCGGCGATCTGCCGCACTTTCTCCCGCCACCATGGATTCGCGGTGGGACGGTTCCCCTCGATGCAGGCATAGAGCTGCTGGAGAGTGGCCCGACCGCCGCAGGCCTCGAGCGCAGCCCCAACCACGTCACGCCAGCAGGTGGCGCGGGAGCGGTTACCCAACAGCAGGGCGCGCAGATCGCGGTGAACATCCGCTAGGGCGTGCGTCTCCGCGTACAGGAAGAAGCCGGACAGCACGGTCCGGCGCGCCTTGGTGAACGTTGCCCACATGATCGGCTTGGTCAGGCCCTCGAACAGGTTCCGCGGTAGCAACTCCTGCGCGATGGAAAAGCGGCGGTTCAGGTCCATCACCTTGCTGGCGGTCTGCAGGTAGTAGACCGGTAGCAGAAAGCCGATGCGGCCGCCGTACTCGAGCAGTTCGTAGCAGCGGGCCAGGAAACCGTCGATCAGGTCCGCCTGGTAGGGCGGATTGCCGATTACCGCCGTTGGCCGGCGAGGCAGGCGAACGGTTAGGAAGTCCCCAGCCAGCACCTCCCGGCCCGAGTTCTGCCGGGCGGCCTGCGCTTGAGCCGGGTCCAGCTCCACGCCGTAGGCATCAACCTCCGCAGGGATGGCCATCAGGAATCGACCGTCCCCACATGCCGGCTCAAGAACCGTGTCCCGGCAGGTGAGCGCGCCGAAGTGGCGCCTCACCAGCAGCTCAGCCGCCCAAGTGGGGGTGAAGTACTGCGACAGTTCCGCGTTCACGCCGCCACCGCCTGCTGCGGACTCGGCCGTAGCCGCCGCTTCCATGGGTCGTTCGCCCGGGCGTACGCGGCCATCGTGTTCGGGCTCACGCTGTTGCCGCACATGTGGACCTGCTGGGACAGAGTGAACCGTTGCCCGTTGTGGCCCCGCTCGATGATGTAGCTGTCGGGGAAGCCCTGGGCGCGGTACAACTCACGCGGTTTCAGCATCCGCAGCCGGATGTCGACGATCACGTAGGGGCTGCCGCTGATCCAGACCGTGACCAGCGCCAAGCGGTCCTTGGTGGTTACGGTGCTGACCGGCTCGTCCAGCGGGCGGATGTTCTCGCCCATGCCGTGGTACTTCATCAGGAACGCCGCCACCCACACAGCGCCGTCGAGCTGCTCCGGGGTCAGGCTGCTGGCGACCATTTCCGCGGTGACCAGACCGTGGTGCGTGCCGCCGGCGCTGACCGTGTGCAGCGGCTCGTCGGCGGCGCGCGCGTCGCAGTTGCCGCGCAGATGCAGCAGGTGGGCGGCGACCAGGCCGTGGTGGTCCGTGCCGGTTTGCGTGCCCAGCGGTCCGTCCACCGGGGCGCCATGCGATCCCTTCCGCAGCGTTACCAGGTGTGCCGTGGCGAGCTGCTGCTGACTGCCCTTGTTCGTGATAGTGCTGATCGGGGCGTCGGCCGGGCGGCTGTGGGTGGTGTTGTAGCCCCCGTTGGCCTGGACCATGAACGCGGTGGCCACTCCGCAGTCAGCTTTCGCTGTGATGGTGTACATCGGCTCTGCGACCGAGCGCGGCTCGGTTTGGCCGGCGCGGCCGCCGACACCGACCAAGACCGCGCTGCCCAAGCCCAAGGCGTGCGCCGCGCCGGCCGGGCGCTTGCACTCGCCGCCGCTGGTGATCGTCGGCATCGGCTGGTCAACCGGTGCGCCGGTGGCGTCGAAGCGGAACTTGACCAGATGGGCGGCTGCTACGGCGTGCTTGATGCCGCCGGCGACCACGGTGCCGAGCGGTTCGTCCAGTTCAAGGACGCGCGGTGCTTGTCCGTCACGCTCGCCGTAGCCGACTTGGATCAGCGTCGGGGTGGCAACGGAGAAAGCGCCGCCCTTCGGCCAAGCGGTGATGGTGTTCAGCGGCTGGTCCACCGGATGCACGGCTTCGCGCGACCAGTTCGCGATCGGCACGATGAAGGGCTTGGCGCGCTGGAGCACTTCTTTCTCAATGCCCTTCGCGATGCGGCGCATGGTGGCCTCGGCCAGCGGCTTCTTCCGGTTGCGGATGGACTGGCCGAGGTCGCTCCAATCGATGCACTCGGCCGCGGTGCGGTAGGGCCTCATGCCCTTGGTCGGCACGGCTGTGTGGGTTTTCACCGGCGCCGCGGGCGAGAAACCGCCGTCGGTGGCGACCAGGTACAGACGCTGGCGGGTAGTAGGATCGCCATAGTCGCAGTTGCGCTCGACCCAGTAGTCGACCTGGTAGCCGAACCCGCGCAGCGCGTGCAGGAACTGGCGCCAGGTGCGGCCCTTGCGCTTCGGATCGGGCATGAGGAACTGCTCGTGCCGCGGCACCCGTTCGCCAGGCTGGGCAACGGTGCCGTCGAGACGCACGACACGGCCGGTCGCTTTGTCGCGCTTGGCGATCAGCGGGCCCCACTGCAGGATCTGTTTCACGTTTTCCAGGCTGATCACCCAGGGCCCGCGGCCGAGCTTCTGGAGCTTGCCGGCCCACTTGACAACAACCCAGGACAGGTCGCGGATCTCTTTCTTGCGCGGCTGGCCGCCGGCGGCCTGGCTGTGGTGCCGACAGTCCGGTGAGGCGTGCAGCCAGCCCACGGTGGCGCCCTTTGTTGCGCCGATGGGGTCGATGCCCCATACATCGGTCGGCAGATGCTCGGCGTGCGGGTGGTTGGCCTCGTGCATGCTGATCGCCGCCGGGTTGTGGTTGATGGCCAGGTCGACCTTGCGGCCCAGGCCCATTTCCAGACCGGTGCTGGCACCGCCGCCGCCGGCGAACAGGTCGACGATGATCGCGTCGTCGGTGTCGTCCAAGGCCAGGCCGTACTGGGTTTTGAAGTCGAGCGGGGAGGGCTTCTTGAGGGAAGTCATGCGGGCTCCTTGGTGTCGTGGAAGATGTCGAGCTGCGCCAGGCCACTGCGCGCGGCATCGTTGAGCCAGAGGCATTCGATGCGGTCGCGTGCGCCGTCGGCGAGGGCATTCCGCTCGAGGCGGTGCCAGTGGCGGTAAAGGCGGTCGTAGAGGGGGCAGGGGTATCCGGAGAGGACCACCATGCCGCTCAGCCCCTTGAGGAACGCCGCCAGGTCCCGGTGCTGGTCGTCGTCCAGTTCGTGTCGGTACGACTTGCCGGTGGCGTTGTGGCGGACCTTGGTGCTGCGAGTGGAATGGACGTAGGGCGGGTCGACGTAGTGCAGCGTGCTCGGCCGGTCGTGGTGCTCCATCAGCATCAGGGCGTCGCGGTTCTCGATCACCACGCCCTGTAGGCGCTCAGTGATAGCGGCCAACGCATCGGGGTAGTTGCGCCAGTCCAGCGCGGGCGCGGTACCACTCCTCGCCGACGTCGAGCGGAACCCCGTGCGTTCGCCGCTCGCCGCGGCGCTGCCGAAACCCTGGAAACTGCGGACCACCATCCGCCGGGCCCGTTCGAGCGGATCCGTCGTTTCCGCATAGCTGGCTTCGAACTCCTCTCGGGCAAACGGGGTAAGCGCCAGGGCCTGGCGCAGTTCTTCGCCACGGTCCCGCGCGACGCGGAACAGGTTCACCACGTCCCCGTCGAGGTCGTTGTAGACCTCGGCGTAGCTGCGGGCCTTCCGCAGTAGGACAGAAGCCGCGCCGCCGAATGGCTCGATGTAGGTGTGGTGGGGCGCCAGGTGCTGGATGATCCACGGGGCGAGCAGCCACTTGCCGCCGTGGTAGCGGAGAATCGGTCGTTGAGGAGGCATCGTCAGTACTCGGTGAACAGGCACTGGACGCCGCCCTGCCTGACGCGGGCGGCCCACGAGGCATGGTTGAATCGCCCACAGGGCGGCGTCCGGTGCGTGCTTGCTGGAAGAGAAAGCGCCCCGGGTGGGGCGCTCGGCGAGTGGCGTTAGAGCGGGCGGATACTGCGCGCCACTTTCGGGTCGCGCTGGATGTAGCCCTTGTTCTCGAGGGCGGTCAGGCGCTGCTGGATGGCGAACTGGCGGACGCCGGCCTTGGCTGCCAGTTCTGCGACGGTGGGTGCGTAGCCTTTCTCCGCCCAGAACGCTCGGATGTGCCCGAGCGTTTCGTTCTGCATCGCCGAGGGGGCCTGCTTCACGGCTGAGCCTCGCGAGATCCGTGCGCGTTCATCGCCCCGTCTTGCTTCTGCGCTGCAACCTTCTTCAGTTGGCTGGCGAGATGTGCCGGCAGGCCGTGGATCAGCAGGGTGTCGGAGCCTGAGTCGAACTCCACCTTGGTGCCGAGGAGGTGTGCCTCGAAGCTGATCGACAGGCCTTCGGCGCGGCCGGTGAAGCGGCGGAACTGGTTGAAGGTGCGCTTGTCCGCCGGGATTTCCGGCGACAGGCCGTAGTCCTTGTGCTGGATGAAGTCGTAGAACGCCCGTGGCTGCTGTTCGTCGATCAGTTCGGAAAGGGCGTCGAGGGTCATCGGCTCACCGAGGCGTGCCTGCGCGGTGGCGTAGTCGACCAGCGACACGGTTTTTTCGCGGGCCTGTTCCTCGGCCATGCCCTCGCTTTCCACGAAGTCGCTGAAGGCTTTCAGCAGGGTGCGCGTCTCGCCCGGCGAATCGACCCCTTCCTGGCAGCCGATGAAGTCGCGGAAGTAGTCGGAGAGCTTTCTCCCGCCCTTGCCCTTGATGAACGAGATGTACTGCTTCGACTGCTTGTTGTTGCGCCACTCGGAGAGGTTGATTCGCGCCGCCAGGTGTAACTGGCCGAGGTCGAGGTGGCTCGACGGGGTGACGTCCAGTGACTCGTTCACCGCCGCCCCTTCGCTGTGGTGCAGCAGGGCGATTGCCAGGTAGTCGGTCATGCCCTGCTGGTAGTGGGCGAACAGTACGTAGCCGCCGGTGGAGAGGTTGGACTCTTCCATCAGCTTCTGCAGGTGTTCCACCGCCTCGCGGCTGAACCCCACGAAGTCGCGGTCGCCTTCCAGGTACTCGCCGAGCCAGCCGCTGAACGGGTAGGCCCCGGACTCGCCCTGGAAAAAGCCCCAGGCCTTGTTCTTGGCGTTGTAGCTTTCGTTGAGGTCGGCCAGCAGGTTCTCGACGACCTGGGAGTTACCCAGCTCAGCGTCGCGTGCATGGAGCACGGCCGGGGTGCCGTCGGGCTTCTTGTCGATCAGGTGGATGATGGAATGGCGGATAGGCATGGCTGCCTCCTATGTTGGTGAGGTGGTCAGACGCCTACGGGGACTTCTTCGCCGCCCAGTGCTACCAGCAGCTCGGGGATGAATTGCTGGAAGGTGAGCATCATCAGGACGAAGCTGGCATCGGCCTGGGCGAAGTCGTCGGAGTCCCTGCCGGCGTCGTCCAGAGCCCGCTCCTGCAGCAGGTCGTCGAAGCGGAGGCTGCGGATCACCAGACCCTCGTCGAGTACGAAGTAGAGGTCTTTCTTCCAGGCGAGAGCGAGCTTGGTGACGCTCTTACCTGAGTCGAGGTGCTGGCGGATCACGTCGCTGGTCAGGTCCTGGTGCTTGGCGGTGATGCTGCCTTGCTCGTCGGTGTCGCGGAGCAGGGCGCCGTCGCACAGCCAGAAGTCGCCACCCGCATTGGTTTCTTGGCTTCGCAGCCACTCGGTCATGGTTGCCGTCGGCGAAACCTTGGTTGCGATCGGTCGGACGGGGAGAGAGCCCAGGGCTTCCCGCAAGGTCGACAGCAGATCCTCGGCGGCCTTCGCCGTGGCGGTGTCCACGATCACCAGGCCTTCCGCCGGCATGATTGCGGCGAAGGTGCGCTTGCGGCGGGTGAACGCGCGCGGTAGGAGGGTCTGGACGATCTCGTCCTTCAACTGGTCGCGCTCTTTCTTGTAGACCTTGCGCTGCTGGGTTTCCTCGATCTCTTCGACCTTCTCCTTCAGCGCGTCGTTGACCACGCTGCCAGGCAGGATCTTCTCCTCCTTGCGGCAGCAGATCAGCCAGAATCCGTTCGCCTCGCGTACCAGCGGTGCGTCACCCTTGCCGACCGGCGGCGCGAAGCCGTAGGTGGTCAACTCCTGGGAGGCGCAGGGGCGTGCCGGCTTGCTCGCCAGGGCACTTTCCAGAGCGCTGGCCGTTGTGTCGATGGGTTGGGTGAGGCGGTAGATCAGTAGGTTGCGGAACCACATGGGGCTGTCTCCGGGCGGCCCGGCGCTCAGACGATGCGCCAGAGCCTGCGGTAGGGGTTGTCGAAGGGGATGTCGTCGTCGTAGCTGTCGTAGTCGGTCGCCGGTTGCGGCTGGTGGTGAGTGGTCGGCCGCGGTGGCGGCTCGCGGCCAGGGCCACGCGCCTGGCCTGCCTGCTCAGGCTTGCCGCCGAGCAGTTGCATGTTGCCGTTGATGTCCACCACTACCTCGGTGCTGTAGTGGTCCTGGCCGTCCTGGCCCTGCCACTTGCGGGTGCGTAGGCTGCCTTCGATGTAGACCTGGGAGCCCTTTCGCAGGTATTGCGCTGCGATTTCGGCCAGCCGACCAAAGAGCACGACCCGGTGCCACTCGGTGCGCTCCTGCTGCTGGCCGGTCTGCTTGTCTTTCCAGCTTTCGCTAGTGGCCAGGCTGAGGGACGTGACTGCCTTCCCGCTGGGGGTAGATCTTGCGTCTGGATCCTGGCCCAGATGGCCGACCAGGATTACCTTGTTCACTCCGCGTGCCATGGCTCAGGCCTCCGCCTCAGCCGGCGGCACCGAACTGGCCGGCGCCACATCGACTCCCTGCAAAGCGAAGTAGATGCGGGCGCAGGCTTGGGCGTCCGGCATCGCGCGGTGAGCCTCCACCAGGTCCTCCCCGGTGAAGTGCTTGTATGCCTCGGCCAAGGTCGGCAGCTTGTTGCGGGGAAGCGCGACCTGTGCGCGGGAGCGATAGCAGGTGCAGAACTTCTCACCCGATTCCTTGAAGGCGTTGGCCGCATCCTCGTCCTGGTAGCGCATCAGCGCGATGCGAGTGATACGGTCGTCGAAGCTGATGTTGTGCGCCGCGCGGCGGGCTGCGCGGCCGTTGATCGCAAGAAAGCCCTCCAGAGCCTCGGCCTCGCTGATGCCAACATCCATCGCCTGTTCGTGGCTGATGCCGTGGATCGCGGTCATTTCGGGGGTGATTTCCCAGCCGTTGGGTCGCACGATCGCCTCAAAGCGATCGATGGTGTTGCCGGCGGCATCGCAGAGCAGAGCGGCAACTTCCACGATGTGGGGCTGGCACGGGTCTTCACTGGGCAACTTCCACTCGGGAATACCCGTCGTTTCGAAGTCGAAAATGTTGGTGAGCATGGTCTGTCCTCAGTGGTTGGGCATCAGGCTGCGCGCTCGATGAACGCGCACCCGGATGCCGCACCGGCGGCGGGCGCCGGCGCAGGCGGTTCGGAGGGATAGGGAGTCGGGGTCAGGCGGAGGGAGTGGTCAGGCTGCTTTCGCGGGTGACTTCTCGACGATCACGCCCGGCAGATTCAGCGTTTGGCCCTTGCTGTTGGCCAGGCTGTCCAGTGCCGGCTGGTCGACAACGAGCAAGTCCTCGGTGGCCAGGCCTTCGGCGATGGCGGCGATGAACGCGGTTTTATCGACGACGCGGGCGCGCCACTGGGTAGCGCTGGGCTCTGCTGCCTTGCCGGCGGGCTTGATCTGGGCGGGCGCTGGTGCAACCTCGGCCTTCGGCGCCTCCGACTCGACAGCGACGGGCGTGTCCTGCTCGGCGAGCTGCTGGCGCGCGGCGGCAAGCTCCTGCTGCTGGCGCGCCAGTTCTTCGCGTTGGCGTTGCATTTCCTCTTGCTGCCGGCGCATTTCCGCCTGTTGCTCCTCCATGCGGCGGCGCATTTCGGCTTGCTGGGCTTCCAACTCCTGCCGCTGGCGCTCCGCTTGCTCGAAGGCCAGGCGGTCGGTCAGCATTTGGGTCAGTTCGTCCATGGCCGTCTGCTGTGCGGCTTGGGCTTCCTTCGTCAAGTCGTAGAAGTCGTGTGCTGTGTCGATTTCGCCACAGCGGTCGATCATCGCGGCAATCTCGTCGCTGGTCTTGCCGCGTACCTGGGCCGGCATCCCTTTGATGGCGTCGACCTTCGACAGCAGGCGTGCGATCCGTTCCTGGCGCTCGCGTTCGACGCGATCGTCGACCTCCTTCTTGGCGGCCTTCATCGGATCTTCCAACGTCACCAGTGCGGCGGTGATCCGCTTCGCCTCGGCGTCGATGATCTGGCCTGCCTCGATGTAAGGCGCCTTTTCACGCTTGCGAGCGGCTTCCAGGCTGGTGCGCAGTGTGGTCAATTCCTTGATACCGGCCTTGATGAACTCGTAGCCATCGGCGGTATTGGCGTCCGGCAGCGTCGCGTACTTCTCGCGAAGTTTTGCCAGGGCGGCGTTGGTTGCGTTGTACTCGGCGACCTCGACGGTACCGTTTTCCAGGTCAACATTTTTCAGGATGGTCATGGTGTCATTCCTCGGGGCTGGTAGGAGCGGGGGAAAGCTGGCGCAGGCGCTCATCGGCGGCTTCATTCACGCGCAGCTCAATCTCTGAGGGGTTGAAGTTGACGACTGGCGCTTTGGCGCGGGCCTTCTCGGCGACTTGCTTACGCATTAACTCCAGGGCGCGGGAGTTCGGTGCCGCGGCGATCGCGTCGAGTTGTGCGCGAAGCCAGGTCTTGAATTCGTCCTTGGCTTCGTCCAGGGCTGTCTCGGGATCGCCGGCATCGGCCAGGCGCTCTTTCAGCTTCAGGCCTTCGACATAGGTCGTGTCGTCGAACATGCCCATGTGAATGTCGGCGCTGAACCCGAGGAGTGACAGACACTTCTTGATGGCGTCGGTGAGTGACTTCTTGCCGTAGTCGTGGTCAGTCTTGAAGCCCCACTCGGTCTTGTAGACGTAGGGGGTGTGCCCGTATTGGCGGGCGTGATTGATCGTCCCGTCGTGGCGATACCAGAGTTCGATGTACAGGGTGTGGGTCTTGTCGTGGCAGATGACCGCACCGTTCTTATCGAGGTGCGGTGCGCCTTCATCGAAGCGCTCTACCAAGACCTTCCAGCCCCAGCCCTTGCCGACAGGGCCGAATAGCTCAGTCGCACGACGGACGATATACAAGCCGTTGATGGACGTCATGTCCTGACCGTTGAGCTTCGCCTGCCTTGTGTACCTGGTGTCCGTCTCTTTCACCTGGTCCCAGATAGCCATGTTGCTATTCATGTTTGTCATGGTGTTGCTCGCTTGACGGCTGCCGGCGCCGTGGCTGGTTGTTCCGCGGTAATCAGTCCGCCCCAGATCGGGCCTAGGGCGAGAATGAGCAGGAAGAGGAGGCCGCCAATCAGGCCGCCCACCCAGATGGCTTTGCGTTTCGCGTTCATGTCGGGAGCATCCTGTAGATCAGCCAGCCGTAAAACGGAGCCACCAGGGCCAGCACGCCGATGGCCGACGCAACTTCGGTGAGCGCCCGGCGGGCGCCAGTCGCATTTGGCTTCATGCGGAGGCCCCTCCCTTGGCTTTGTCGATTGCGCTTCGGGCCGCCTCGATCGCCGCAGTTGTGATCGCGTTGCGATGCTGCGGCAGATAGCCGACCAGCGCGCAGTACGCCTGCTCCAGGGCGATGAGTAATTCGGGTCCGTAGCTTTCAACGCGCCGCCGTGCTGCGCGTTCCGCCCGCTTGCGGTTGTCGCGCTCGATTGCAGACTGCGCTTCCTGTTCGGTGGCGTAGAACCTGTACCAGTCAGCGCGCTTCGCGATGCGCGTGCCGTCGGCTCGAACGTAGTAGGCCTTCGTTTCCCGAACGAACTCACAGCGGCTAGCTGCGTCTCGGCCGGCCCGGACTTGAAAGCGGGTGATTGGATTCATACCCGAGTGCTCCTGAGTTCTGCCCAGCGGGCGTCCGACGCGGCGTCGAGCCGGTGGCGCATGTCGTCGTAAATACGGGTGTCGATGAAGCCGACCGCATAGGCCAGTTCAATTTGGCCGTGGACGAACTTCTGGTCCGGGCGTGGGAACGGTGATCGGCGCATCGCCGTAATGCCTTCCTCGATCATCAGCACCGCGCGTTCATCGCTGAAGGCCATCTTCGTCCTCCTGCTCTTCGTCCTCGTGCTCCGGTTCCGGCTCCGGCTGGTCCCAGAGCGGGTCGACGGCACGGTCGTAAGCGAGTTGCGCGTTGCTGAAAGCCGCGCGGTTGCGGCGCTCGCGATAGGTGGTGTGCATGTGCTCCTCCGCGGTTACCAGAGGTGAAGGAGCGAACGCCGGGCGCTTCCCCGGATGCGTCAGGTCTGGCTGCGCTAGCCCCTCGACTCGTTCGCTGTTCGGTGGCGGCTCACTCGTCGAATTCGACGAACTCGCCCTCGGCACTCAACTGGTACCAGGTGTCCGGCTTTACGCCGTTCTCCCCGACCTTGCTGGCGCGGATATGGATGAGGCGCCCCTCGTCGTCGCGATGGCAGAGAACGATGGCGCTGCCGGCAGACGCGCGAGCGCGGCCTTCGATACCCAGGGATGCGGCGACGGATTCCTTGCCGCTGACCTCGGCTGCCGACTGGTAGCCGG